TTGTCTCAACCGTCTTGATGTCCTTGCCCGTGATAAACGGCATATAGTAGCGTTGAATAATTGTTTCAAGTGATGACGATTCGTAAGTGAATCCTGCATCACTAAACACCTCATCGAATAACCATTTAATTTTTACAAATGGTGTAAGGTCACCGACATACAAAGGATTAGTTGTTGATGCTATTGGTCTGCCACCTGCTGCCCAATCCGCTTCTAACTCACTCCACTTTTGACCGCGATCAGTAAGACCATATCTCACACTACCATCAATAAATGGTAGCGGACAATTTGCGTAAATCATTGAGTGATTTAACTCAGTAATCTGAGTAAGTTCTGAAATCTTCTTACTACCAATAGCAGAAATCAAGTTTGGAACCGTTGAAAAAAAAACGATATCAGCCTCGTGCCATCTCTCCCCTTTACTGTAAACCTTCTTGACTTGTATGTGACCTTGCGCTATTGGAATAGTATCAACACTCACAACCGCTTTCACTCGCGTCTTGAAGTTGAAACCTACCTCGTTTGGATTCCAGATACTAGAAAAGAACTCACTATTTCGTGCAGTCATCGGAATGCGGAAGTCACGCGAGTAACCTCCCCTGGTAGTAAAGTCAGATATGCTACTGAACTGCTTATTTAGATAGATACTTTCCGCTTCATTCAAGTCTAGAATGAACGGATTGTTTGAACTATCGTAGAGTGTTAAGTGAATCATAGGTCTTCGTTTGAATAACGTACTTTAATTGTCAGTTGGTAAAGTTTACCATCGCGTGTCCTACGCGAAGTAAAGTTATTTTCCTCAATCACTACGGGCAAGATACTAGCATCATCATTAATGATATAAACACTCTTGCTCCTTATCATATTTTTAAGAAGCGCAAATTCATTCTCTCGAATGTAGTCACTAGCTATTGTCAGGTAAGTTCGCGTTTCAATGTCCCCTTCCATCAATCCTCTGTCAGCAGTATCATAAGCAAACCCACCACTAGCAGTTGAATAGTTACCAACAACTCTCTGCACACGTTTACGTTCAACCTCTATCGACTGCTCATTCTTTTTATCAAAGTTAAAGTAGTCGAACCCACCGCTTACCGGTGACCACCACGCGAGTCTTACATTGTCATAAATACAAGGTTCATCGTATGGATAAAAAATGTATTCCGCACTGAGTTGAGTTGTGCCGGTGTCATTTGTGACCATCAACGAATAGTATTTGAAGTTTGGATAGTCAGCAGGATTTAATAGTGTTGTAGTTGTCTCTAATGTTTTCGGATAGGCAGGAATCTTTACGAGTCCGTTATCACCCACTACAACTGTCTCGAACACGTTACCACCACCACTCGGAACAAGCTTCATTCTGATAGCCGTCTCAGTTGATATGCCGCTATCTTTATCACTCAGTGTGTCTGAATAGTCGGTGATGTAATATAGGTATCCGCTATCCAAATTATTAGAACGGATAGGAATGAACACGCGAGAGGATGATGCGCTAAGACCAACTGGATAGACACGAGGCAAATGGGTAGATGATGTCCTATCTCCCATCAATAACTTCGTTGATCCATCAAGACCATATCTGTTGTCAGGGTTAGGTCGATACCCATCCATATGAGAGTAGCTACAAGGTAGCAGGTAGTGATACTCAGTTAATGTTGTCGCGTTGATAGTAAACACACCACTCACGATATAACCCTCTTGAACTGTTATCTTGTAGAGATAGTATGGATAGGTGCTATCTTGAAAGTCAACACTCACGTCTGCCGTGTCTAAATCAAGCTTTGCTTCCATTCTATGCTTAAGAATTGGAGACAAGTCTAGAACACCTTGTGGCGTAGCTTCAGGAGTTGGCTGAACATAGATAGTCGATATCAGATTAGTAGTCCCCTCGTATATCTTAAATACAAATTTAAACCCATCGTTTGCGACATTGGTAGATGTCACGCGATAGATTAATTTTTGACCAACCTTAGTCGCTGAGTAAGGTTTATCTTGAATAGTTATAGCCATCCCTCGTTTATTTTTTTAACCACATATTTTTGAATTGTATTCGCTATGTCTTTGCCTCTTGTCTGAAGTTCTGTTTCAATTGCTTCCTCCCAATAGTGAATCCCTTTGAAGCCGTCCTTTGCAATCTTGCGCCCTATTATGAAGGCTAATCCTTTGCGCCAATTGTCAACATTGTTTACTTTGATGAACTTACCATTGGCATCTCTTGGCTTTATGTTCTTGTCTTTTATCCACTGAATAAGTGATTCAGATGGTGGTGGTTTTCGCCCTGGTCTTCTGCCTTGCTCAATCACATCTGCGTACTGTTGCGCTCCCTTAGAGTAAAACTTCATCTCTGGCACACCACCTCTGTTGATTATTCTATAACGCAATGAATCACGCAGCTTACCAGTAGTGTTCGTTGCACTATTGTAATTGCCCGTGACACCACGCCCCTTGCGTTTCTTCATCAAGTTATCCTTTGCACGTTGCACAATGGATGACGCAATATCATTTAGCAAAGCTTCTATTTCATCGTCAATGTCTAGCATAGTATTTATTATTCGTAAACACTTTCTATCGAGTTAACGTTAGCACTACTAGAGGTTGCTGCGTTCACGATCGTGAATCCATAACTACCATTTGTTGCGCTCATATCATAAGTAGCTCCCGTGTACTCGTAAATACCTGCGACACTTGAAGCGGCAATAACAAGAGACTGAGAACCTATTTCAGTACCTGCGATATTGTAAAACTTTCTCATTACTGTTAAAGTACCAGAAGCAGGTTGAGTAGTTGTGATAAAAACTCGAAACGTTGTAAATAATTTTCGTGGCGCAATGGTTATCACTATACTTGTCGCAATACCCGCAAGACCTTCAGCCGCATATCTTGTCGCTGACACGGGAATAACTGAACCCGTCCTCACTAACTCCAAATAAACGGGAGAAGGCAACGCTCTATTCTTCCACAAGCCATCAGCAGCATAATATAAATAGTCATCTGTCGCAGGTGTTGTGATACTGACACCGTGAATATCATCTAACTCATAACCATTTTGAATCGCAATAACCAAACGACCTTGCGTTGGATGCGCTCTTGCGATGTAGCCAATGAAGACAGTATGATTTGGTTCAGCTGGGGCAGTAGCCGTTATCGCCCCTGCCGTTGCCGCACTTAACCACACCGCATCTCCTGCCGTGAAAGCAGAAGTATCTAGGTTGTGAAGCGTACCACTTACCGCTATCTGACCATCTGCATTGTTGGCAATGTTAGCCACTACTATTCCGATAGTCTTATCCGAAGTTGCCTCTGTGTCTGCTTGAGCAAGAATTGCGTTTGGTCGGTTGCCCGTTGCACCAGATAGATATACTACCTGACCTTTGGTTAATGTGCTGCCCGTTGAATTGCGAACAACTATCTGAACTGTCTCAGCACTATCTACGATGCCGTCATTGTCTGTATCGTAAACCGATTTCAGCATATCACCACCACCTGCAATCGCGGCAGACCAAACCGCTGCACCGCCCGTATTGTCAGTACATTTGTATAAGATTGAGTTAGTCGTGTCCCAAATTAATGAGCCGACTAAATAACCTAGCGAAGCGTCATCTGTTACTGTTGGCGTTCCTGCCTTTGTCCAAATTCTTTTCTTTAATACTTCTTGATTGATAAGGGAAAGATTGTTGAAGTTGGCGGAGTAGTCAGCGTCATAAATAACTCCCGCAAATGTTGGAACATCAGATTGAACAGATACACCACTTTGATTAACATTTATCGCGGTGGTTTCAGAAGCGTCTAACGCTTTTCCGAACACTTGTACCGTCCCGTCATCCCATAAAACTCCCGCCCTTGCGGAGTTCTCAACAAACACCTCTACTCCTAAAGTAGTTTCAATACTCCCCGTCACGGGGCTTCCGCTATCCGTTCCTGCTAATGGAATGAAAGGTGACACTTCAATCTCCCACACCGCAGCGTCTACTGTCGCATCCGTGCAGATGTAAGATACACCATCGTCTAGAATCCATCGTGAACCAACATAGAAGCCACTTGAACTATCGTCTGTTGCTGATGGCACGATGTTGAACTTGTAGTTAACAATACGGATGTTATCACCATTGCCATTCATCACATACTGACTACCTGCTTCCCATTTAAGTTCATACCCAACGCCACAGATTAAAGCAATGCCATTGTTACCGCCCGTACCCGCATCGATAGTACCCTCTCGAAGTCTTGAAGCGTTATCTAGTAACACACCACCACCTGCTCCGAATAATAACTCGGCTGCATCTATCAACTCTATGTCATTGGTCGTTGTGTTGCCCAAGTCAGTTGTCTCTTGAAGCGTACCTGCGCCCCCTCCACCACCACCCACAAGAGTGACCTCTATCTTATTACCGTTAACAGTTACATTGAAGTCATCTGAAAAATCTAAGAATGAAGTGTAGCCAACAAAGTCTCCGTCATTATACACACCAATTTTGGTAAGTATTCCGCTGCCCGTATCTGGGTTGTCTGTGATGTTTGGCGAATAGTCCGCAGGTATGTCACAAGCTGACCAATTATAAGGTAGTCTGATAGTAACATTTAATTGAACACCCGTTAGAACGTGAGTGAACTCCTCAATAAATGGAATGATGGTAGCTTGTTTGTCTACTATCTCAGCATCCTCTCCAAACAATACTTGACCGTTCTCAATCTCACTAATAAGTGATAGAGCAAGACGCGACATATCACTAATGATTTCTTTCTGGTAGTCGGTCTTGATTTCTTTGTCTCTGCCAATGTCAGCAAATCGAATCTCCAGAGCGTAGTCTAGCGTTCCTTCACTCGCCCGAATGTCGACGGGTAGAACGTGCATCATTGGATATCTAGGTTCTTTGTCTAGATCGGCAGCGTCTATCTGCCCGTGATAAAACTTCTGAATGATGTAGTGACCGTCCGCGAATTGACGTAACCTTTCTATGAGTGTCCTATAACTGTTTGACATTACTTGCTCTTTTAATGTTTAATCGATACATATAATTGTAAAGAAGTTCCTCCATTGGATAATATAGCAGTACCTTGAATTTCACCAAATCTTCATCGGCTAACTGCATTATAAAGTAGTACCAACCGAATTGCTCTGCTACCGTCTTTACTGCTCGTTCTTCAACTCCTGAACTGTCATCATCAACTCCTCCATCTTCTGCTCCAAAAATGTCAGGGAAGATTTCTGCAAGTCGTTTGCAACAATCGAAAAAAAAACCAATGCACCTTGAACGATGTCCATCGGCATCATCAGCATCACCGATTCATTGTCCATATGCTTGGTGCTATCGTACACCTCGATGTCATACTTGTCCTCTAGCTTGGCATTGACGGGACGATATAAGATGCACAATGCTTTGGCTAGGTTGTCAAAAATAGCAGCAGGTTTAGTGAACTCTACAAGGTCGACAAATTCAGCGGCTGATATATTTTTGAAATTTGGAATGAGTCCGTAATCTTTACCGGATAGAGTTACAATCGGTTTAAAGGTAGCGACTGATTCTTTCAATGCTTCTTCAAAAAGTTCATTGCAGGTGTTGATGTCTTCGAGCTTCACCTTGCGTAACTGCTCCTCACTGATTCCGCTAATTGCTCGGTACTTCATTAGGTCATTTGTGGCATTGTGCCAACCGACATAATGATGAACTTTTATGCTAGTGAATTTGGTAGGTACTGGGTGCATCATATCTTATCAGAAATTGTAATTTGAACGGGAGCATCTTGCTCACCTGCGTGAACTGTTCTTGCTTGTTTAGGTTTGAAGTATTCAAGTATCTTCATATAAGCGTCGACGAACTGCGCTTGTTCTTCAGCGTCATAACTCTCCGCCCATTGTTGCAATATTGAATTGAACTTTTCAGCGTGAATACCAACGATTGATTCGTGTAGTTCTTCCCACTGTTTAGTCTTCTCGTTCTTGCTTCCAGACGGTCTGCCGTTCGGGTTGTTTGTTTGCCCTTTATGTAAGCCCATTTTTTTGTACTATTTTGATGACTACAAAATTTTTGTTTTAAAGTGTTCAATCACTCGCTCCATATGATGTTCATAATAAGTAGTGAATGACTTGAAGCCTTCATTGTCCTGCTCGTACAACTTGTAGAACACACCGCGAAGTCTTTGCGATTGAGTCTTTGATCTATCGTCATAATCAACTTTCAAAGCACTCAACTTATCAATCTCATTCGGCTTGAAGTCTTCATCTTTGATAGCCAAGTAAACAAAATTGTTTACACCTCTGAATAGTTCAGTCATCACATTTGGCGAAAGTTCATTAGTGCCAAACGTAAGTTTAACGCTGCCATCTTTCCGAGTAGCGACTGATTCGAGTATGGAAGGTATCGTTATCATTTACCAAGCATCTAAAGTGTCACCCAAACAGATAGTCTTCATATCTGGAGAGAATGGCGTAGAGTTGTAGAATGTTCTTGCCCTGCCCGTGCAGTTGTTAATAGCTATCACATAGTGATTGTTAAATAGTTCGTTTGGTATTGTACCAATTTCAACAACCTCACCGCAATAGCACTTGACCATTGGCAGTTGTTCACATTCGTGTTCTTCTTTTTTACAAGCTAGTAGTGTCATTGACACTAGTAGGATTAACAGTTTTGTTTTCATCGAGTTCAATGTTTAGATTAAGAATTGCGCTACCTTCTTCATTGGTAGTGATTGTTTTGATTATTTGAAATAGGAAGCGTTTTTTCTTACTTCCAAGTTCCGTATAGTGATACGTTATAGTATTGCCTTCTGATGTCTTAAATAGGCGTTTGCGGACAAATGCCGATAGTTGTCTTTCACTTCTAAAAGTAATGTCTTTAGACTTTAGAATCTTTGCCAGTGCGTTCATCTCGAAGTCTGACACTTGTAGAGTGATGTCTGCTACCTGCTCCTGAGTTAATTCTAATTGTGTTGTTTCTTCATTCATATTACAAATGTAGTTAATTATTATTTAGGTAACTGAAAATGTGTTTAATAACTTCAACTGTCCATCCGTTGCCTAACATTCGATAGCGTTGCGTATCGCTCACGCCCTCCGTGTATGAATCTTTAACCGTTTGAAGCCTCTCACATTCTGTTGGTGTTAGTCTGCGGATCCTCGGAGTATTAATCATTGTACTTCCTTTTGTCAACTGAGCTTGTAGTGCTGGTGAGATGCCATTAATATCGTAAACTCTATTCTGTTGAAATGGTTGAGTATTGTTGTTTGATTCATTATTTCTATTCAACTGCCTAACCTCTCTAACTTCAACTGCATTAGTGTTGCCTGTATCAAGACAGTAAGTCTTTCCATCATTTCTACTTAAATGACCTGTTCCGCCTTTGCCAGTTGTCGATGAACGTTGCATTAGGTTATGAATAATAATGTTATCGGTTGGAGCTAATGCGCCATTTGCTCTTAAACAATTCCCCTTTACATCACCCTCTGTTGGCTTCCAAAAAAAACCCGTGCCTTTTTCTTTGTGTCTTTGTTCGTGTATTTGAAAAGAACTAATTAATTTCTCACTTAAAAAATACTTTTCATCAACTTCACTTTCAAGAATGTCTTTAAGCAAAATGCATTGATCCTTTGGCTGAACAATTACGCTCTCCAAGTCTCCAAAAAGTCCCGATGGCTTCATTCCGATGTTTGTCCAATACAATCTCCGTCTATTTTGTGCGCTGACCAATGAACTATTAAACTCGATTGCATTAACACCGATAGCCTTACTCAATACCTTCTCCCACTTTTCGCCCATCATTACATTCTCCAAAAGAAACTTTACATCAGGATTAGTTTTTCGGATGTCGGTTAGAATCCTCATATACTCCCAAAACAAATAGGACTGACCTTCAAACTCAAAATTTTGCTCTTTAAGCTCTAGGTATTGATCTAGTGTCAATATCTCAATCTCATCCTTTGTACTCATTCCTTTTCTCTTACCGGCAAAAGAAAAACTTTGACAAGGTGAGCCGCCAATAAGCAAATCAATTTTCTCCAGGTTATTAATATCAACATTAACAACTGATCCTAACTGGATAGTATTTGGATAATTCTTTTGAGTAATTGAAATTGCGTGTTTATCAATTTCACTTGCATAGTAGTTGTCTACTTTAATACCTGCACGTTCTAATGCCTGTTGACCGCAAGACATTCCGTCGAATAGTGATAATACATTCATTGTTTGTGTTTGTTATTGTGAGTACAATTATAGTAAATTGTTTGTCTGTTGTAGATTATTTAACAAAAAGAAAGAAAAGAAAGAAAGAAAAAAGGACAAAAAAGAAAGAAAGAAAACAAAGAAAAAAGTCCCCCTAAGAAAAAACTAACTTTGTTTTCAATGCATAAGTTGCTCGTTCCAAGCACTGGTGTTGTGCAAGTATCGATGTTCGCGCATACCATCATCACTTGTATGCTTATGTTTCTTTTGTTGTTCTATATCTATCAAAAAGAAAGCCCCTAGCGGAATCTCTAGGGGCTAAGGTCAAAAGCTTTCAACTTTCGATTGCTTAACCCTTTCAATGGATTCCGACATTGGAAGGGTTAGCTTTAATACATCACAAAAATAAATCGAATCTTTACTCATTCAATATCGTTTCGCAATTTCGTTAATAAGTCTTTGATGCAAGGACTACACTTAGTTGGCTCAATATAGTGTCCAGTAGCCTTCGACGCATAATCATACAACTGTTTCAACTGCTCTTGCGACACGTAGTCGGTATGGATGTCTTTCAGGAATGTTCTGATTTCATCCTTTTCGTCAAGTGTTAGGTTACCTACGCTAGTCCATTTGTCAAGTGGACACTTTACATTCTTGAAGGCAGTCTTGAGAAACATATTGCAGCCACAGAGTTTGTGCTTCTTTTTCTTGTAGGTCACTTCGCCGCCGATTAATGGCTTACCACACCACAAGACTTTTGCTTCTCTTTGGCTAAACTTACACGCAGAACAAATAGCCCTACGTTCCTCAATTGTTTTTGCAGGTGCGAACCACATACTTTTTAATTTTAGATTTGATATAGTTAATGTACTTGTACATATACTCTACACTTACTCCTGCGATGTCAGCCCACTCTTTATAATTGAAGTCATCTTCCAGATAAGCTTCAAACAAAATTCTTTCGTGGTCTGGAAGGCGAGAAAGCGCGATGTCAACATTCTCGATTCTGATTCTATCGTGCAGGTTAAACGATTCAAACTCGATTAATGTCTCGCTGAACTCAACTGTGTCAAGTTTATACACCTGGCGAAATGCTGATGTCTTGCTATTCCATCCAAGCCACATAGCGCGATTTAAATAACTGAATAATTGATCGGGCGATAATTCGTCGACTCTGTTCATTGAGTGGTCGAGAGCGTACTCAATAGTAAAATGCAAAAGTTCATCCCCATCATAACTATTTTTAGTCATCCGATTTGCAGATGATTTGAGTCTATTGTATATGATGGTTAGATTATTCATTTTAGATAGGCATCTATCACTTGAATGGCAGCGTCAAACCCTTTGCATATGTGAGCAGAATAACCTCGTTCAATGAGTCGCTTATTCCATTCTTTCTGTTCGGGTGACGCAACACCTTTCAATGTCTTCAGTTCGATGGCTAGACCATTATAACCATTACGCGACTCGTAGATGAATAGGTCGGGGAAGCCTTTGACATATCCAGTCTGCTTCATTTTAACCGCTTGTTTATAGGAAGTCCTCACACCCCCTGCGGAAGCGCAGTATAGGGCGGTAGGATAAGCGTACTTAAGATAGTTGATTACGGCTTTTTGCACCGAATCTTCATACTCAGTAGTTTTTTTTCCTATGGCTTTCTTATTTAGTATCAAGCAGTTATACAGATTTTAACTTTTTTTAACAATTCTTTATGCTCAAATATTTGCGCAATCGGAAAGTTGTAGTACATTTGTCAAACAAAACAAAGATACACAAATTAATAAACACACGACAATGAACACACCATTTCAACATTTCATCACACTTGCGCAAAGAGTATTTGACAACGTAAGAGTTTATGAGCCATTGAGCAACCCAACTAAAACAATTAGTTGGATAAACACAAAACAAGCATCTAGCAGCCTATCATTTGGTAACTACCCATACACCTGCACCATTCATTTAGTGCTATTGGATGGCGGAGACATTAACGCATCTTGCCAGTTCAGTTGTCCGCTTGACTCGGATGCCTCAGAGTTTGACAGACTATTTGAAGTTTGGGTAGCAGGTGTAGATCAATTCCTAGCTTCTGACTCTATGCTACTTCTTGATAACCAAATTAAAGCCAACCTAAAAAAATGAAACAACGAAAATTTATATGTGTCCAGTCCTCAGCCGAGCCGCTTGACAGACTGAACTACAATGAGCAGAGCAAGTACATTGCTTCCACTACCAAGTCAACACCATACGAAAGATTAAAGAAATCAATAATCGAAACACTCAAAGAGATATGATAGACTTCACGCCATACATCAACAAGGCAGAAATGCATGAAATTTCAAAACGCATCCGCGACATTTTCGCTGAAGCTTATGGAGACGATGTAACCTACTTAAAAGACCAACAGATAGATTACAACGGATGGGTAATTACATTCTCAGGCACAGTTGAAGACGGTGAAATAGATATCAGCGAACTAACCTTTTCACCTGCCTTTTCAGAACAAGCTAATCAAATTATTTACCTTTAATAAAACACACAATGATAGACACACTATTCGACTTACAACAACAAGTGATTGACGGCAATGCCAACGCACTTGAAGCCTACATCAACTTGAAGAAGCTAGAGAAGGCACTTGCTTCTGTGATAGCTAACGTGCAGCCGTACGCACTGGATGAAGCTTCCAGATACGGTGAGCGCACGTTTGACAAGTTCGGTGCGAAAGTAGAACTTAAGAATGCTGCATCGCGTTGGGACTATTCAAACTGCATTCAAGTGAATCACTTGTCAGCAAAACTCAAGACAATGCAGGAACTCGCGCAGTTAGCAGTCAACTCTGAACTCTATGATGAGAACGGATTGCAGATTGAACCTGCGAAAAAAGTAGAAGGAAAATCAACTATTTCAGTAACAATTAAATAAATAAATCAAAATGGCAATTTTAGCAGAAAACAATGGCGGTGGAAATTTCGAAAGAGAATTGATCCCTGCAGGACTTCAAGTGGCGAGATGCTACTCAATGATTGAAATCGGTTCAGTCGCAGAAACTTGGGAAGGACAAAGTAAAGTGAGCAAGAAAGTTCGTCTAAGCTTTGAACTACCAAACGAACTCAGAACTTTTAAGCCTGAGAACGGTGAGCAGCCTATGTCTATCAGTAAGACATTCACACTTTCAATGCACGAGAAGGCAGGACTTCGCAAATTCTTGGAGAACTGGAGAGGTAAAACATTTACCGAAGATGAAGCAAAACGCTTTGATGTGTCAAATCTTTTGGGTGCGGCAGGAATGATAACTGTCACTCACACCGAAAAGGAAGGTAAGACTTATTCGAACATCGCAGCTATCGCGCCCGTGATGAAAGGAATGACTTGTCCCGATCAATTCAATTCAAGTAAGATATTGAGTTATGACAACTTCAACTTTGAATTGTTTAATGAACTACCAAAGTTCTTACAAGACCAAATGGCTGCTACTCCAGAGTACGGAAAGATTCAGGCGGAGTTAGCCGCGAAGTCAAGAACAGTTCAACCGATTAAACCACAAGAAGACCCACGACCTAATGACACAGAAGACTACTCAGATTTGCCTTTCTGATTTTAGGGTGTTCGTGAAGCAGAATTTTAAGAGCGTGTCGAACTTCGGCACGTTTCTTAAGGTCTGCCGCAACACCGCCACGCATTATGCGAATCAACCCCAACAGATGTCAGCACTTCAAATAATGAAAGTCGCTGCACACACTGGCACTAACATTAACGACTTAATACAACTAATACAAAATGAGTATAGACATAAACACACTTCTACCGATGGTGAAGGACGCGAATAAGCAAGAGTTCATCGAGTTAATTATCGCTCAGAACAAGTCACGCGACCACTCAACCGTTGACGATATCGAGCTATCCAAGTTCATTTCCGCTATCTGCGAATGGTCACAATGCTACCACTCGATTGGAATGAAAGAAATCCAAAGTAAGAGCAGGTTGCAGGACATCGTTTACATAAGACACATTGCCCTTTACTGTATTCAAATGGAATTCTCGCAGCGAATGACCTTAACAAGATTAGCCGCGATATTTAACCGTCACCACGCATCTGTGATACACGCGACCAAACGATGCGCTAATACTCTAGGTTATGACAAAAAGTTAAACCAAATGTTAATTAGTTTGAATGAGTATTTGAATCTGAGGGGCTTCACTACTTTAGCCAAGATTTCACAAACACTGCAACAACCTAAATAATTTCACGAACAATGAAACAACACACACTGGCAGTACAATGCTGCATCAAAGAAATTCTTGACCGAAAGGAAATCGGAAAGCTTCATCCGTCTGCTGAACTTATTACTGAGGTCTGTGAAAAGTATGGACTAGGTGAGGACTACATTATAAAGATTGCAGAATTTCCAAAACGATAAAAATAAAAACACAATGAGACAAAAATTAACTAAGGACAAAGAAGTGCTGCGTAAACGATTAATGCACTTAATCAAGACGCTCAATTCAAGAAATTATACATCACTTAATGAAGCTTTAGGGGATGTCAAGATTGGTCATTGGTTGACTAAAATACTAGTTCAATCAGGCGTTGTTTACAAAGATTCACAAGGGTACTATCGCGGCATTGTTAGGCTGCACGATAGCAGAGTAGATAAGTGTGTTGAGCTAATTAAGGAGCATTACAAGGATGTTAAAGCATCAGGAAACAAACCAACAGATAAACAAATACCTATTGTTTTTTCAGAGCCAAAGATTCGAGTATCAAACGTAAAATTTTGCAATCCAAAGCCAAAGATTGGTTTGTTGAAACGATTTAAAATTTTATTTACTGGAGAACTCTGACGTAATAAAACATCAACAACTATAAAAACACAACACAATGACGGCAAAAGACTTCTTTTACAAAAACGCAAAAGCAACCTATCAAGATTGCATCTCTCCAGACGAGTGCATCAAACTAATGAATGAATACCACAAGCACATAGTAGGCGAGTTCGTTGCCCCTTCAATGGAAGATGTGGTTTCATTCTTTCAATCTAAGACGGGCGGCAGTCAATCAGACGGCATTACATTCGCATCCAAGTTCATCGCCCACTACGAGTTGAAGGATTGGAAGTATGGCAATAAGAAATTGAAAGACTGGAGACGAGCTGCGGTAGCTGCTTGGGATATGAGTAAATTTGTAACCACTAAAACAATTAACAATGGATCATTTGGAAAAGGCACAAGTAGCGAGGGGCTTCAATCACTCCTTAGCCAATTTGACTAAGGTCGCTAACGTTGACTTCAGGAAGATAATCGCTGCAAAAGAAGCACCACTAATCGCATTGATTAGTGGTAAGGACTTCGCGGTTGAATACTACGCTCAGCTTGTTTTTCACGGCATACCGCAGCCCGACAGAATCGAACCAATACAACAACTTCACTCGTTTGTCTCTGATAACTTTAGTTGGTGTACAACGGTTGATTTCAAGTTAGCCTTTGAGTTCAATGCAGCTAGTAAGTTGGCGAACAAGTTGACATCATTCAAATCATTTGACGCGACCTATGTCGGTAGTGTGTTGAGCGAATACTACCAGTTGAGAATGGACGCGATGAAGAAATGGAATGAAGTCAATGTCAACTACATCGAACCTGCACGACAGTTAGAATCAGCTAACGAGTCATTGAATTGGTTTAATGATTCGTTAAATAAAGATATCGAGAATGCGAAGCTAGGTAACTATATGGCTGCTGAATTAATGGGGTTTGTGATGTTAGAGAACTTGTACAAAAGTGGTCTAGTGACCGATGACTATTGGACGGATGACGAGTGGTTGAGTTTTAAGCAGAGGGCGAAACGACTCGTTCACGATCAACAAGAAATCGGCAAGACAAAGCTTCAACGGATTCAAGCCAACCCACGACTAAAGGAGCAGTATACGAACAGTATTGCACGGGAAATGAAAGTGATTATGTACCTGAATTATTTAACAAAAAACAAATAACAAAATGAAAGCAACAGTAATCACCGTCTATGATAATGACGGAAATGAAATCAAGAACGTGTCAACTGAGATAGTTCTCAATGGCGAGACTTATGTAAAAAGGGAAATGGGCAAATCATCTACTCCAGACACCTTAACCAAACCAATTTGGGAAACGTGCCGAGAGATTATGTGGCGTTATGATTCAGATACAAGAATAGTGACCAATTATAGCACTGGCACTATGAATCAAGATGCTTCTTTGTACAGATTAAACAAACACCTCAACGCCTTAGCTTATCTTTCAGAAGTCGCAAGAAGATGCAACGGTGATAGGGTTGTGGATTGGACTTCTATAAAACAATGTAAGTATTGCGTTACAAGTTGTAGAAGTAAATTGGTCGAGGATTGGACTTTTTGTATATTCAGACAAATAGCCTTTCTTGACAAAGCAGCCCGTGACCATTCATTCGAAGTTGACAAGCATATTTGGAATGATTACTACAACTTGCCAAATGAATAACCAGTATAAAATTAATCACTAATTTTACCAAATGTACACACCCCAATATACTAACCGCCAAGATGAAGCATTGACTTTGTTATCTCCAAAAGATTTGATAACAGAAACGGTGTTATATGGCGGTAGTGCAGGTGGTGGTAAGACATTTCTTGGGTGTTCTTGGCAGATTAATCGCAGATTAAAATATGCAAACACCAGAGGTTTAATCGGTCGTGCAGAATTAAAGCGACTTAGGCAGTCAACAATGGCTACCTTTTGGACGATTGCTAACCAGATGGGACTTCGCCCTGGCACTCACTACACATACAACGGTCAAGACCACGTTATCAAGTTCTACAATGGTTCGCAAATTATCTTGATGGACTTAGGTTTTATGCCGTCAGACCCTGAGTTCAGCCGTCTTGGTTCGATTGAAATCACAGACTATTTTGTGGACGAGGTAGCAGAAGTATCTCAACGAGCAATCGATATTTTAGATAGCCGTGTGCGTTATAACTTAATCAATGGTGTGCCGAAAGGATTACTCTCCTGCAACCCAACTAAAGGGTGGTTATACGCTGACTACTTCGACGCTGCACGAAATGGAACGCTGCGAGAGGACAGAGCATTCATCAAGGCATTGCCGACAGACAATCCGAATCTTGAACCTGCCTACCTTGAGAAGTTGTCACGCCTTCCAGAGATTGACCGTAAAAGACTTTTAGATGGTGATTGGGACTATGATGAGAGCAACGATAGACTTTACTACTACGATGACTTGTTGAGATGTTTTAGAAACGAATTGATAGGCACTACCGCTTACATCACTGCCGACATCGCAGCACTTGGAAATGATAAAACAATCATTGGTCTGTGGTCGGGAATGTCATTGGTCGATGTGTTTATGATGGAGCATAAGTATCCAAACGAAGTAGCGGAGTTCATTCGTACTTTAGCCAAAGAAAGAAACGTGAAGTTGTCTAACATTGTGGTTGATGCTGACGGATTAGGTATCGGAGTAGTTGGTATTTTAAAGTGTCAATCATTCAACAATGGTGGTCGTGCGATAGATAGCGAAACCTATATGAACTTGAAAGCGGAGTGTTATTTTAAGCTAGGAGAATCGATTAATTCAAACAAGATAACGATAACGGCTGACAGATACAAGACTGAAATAATAAAGCACCTTGAAGTAGTGCGAGTAGCAAATATGGATCGTGAGAGAAAGAAAGCAGTTACCAGTAAGGAAGAAATCAAAAAGAAACACGGCTTCTCTCCCGACTTCGCAGATATGATGATGATGAGAATGTACTTTGAACTATATCCGAACTATGGCAGGTATGCTATACGATAATTAAACAAATAAACAAAATGATTTTAGACAAAAGTATTACTGGCATTCCCACCCAAATGTGGGACGAGCTAAAGTATTTCGTTCTTGATGGGCGAAATGTCAACGAACTGAGATTAAATCGTCAGTTGGTCAAGGAGACTTTGAAAGTTCCTAACCCAAAATGGGCAGGTCGATACCTGACACAAACCAAATATGTTTGGAAAGATGGATTCTTACCGACTTCAAACTTTGTGTTTTCACCTAGCTACCTGCTCAACCTTGTGTCAATGTACATTAATGACTTCGGTTATGTTGTTACCGGTAAGAATGAGAATGGACACTGGCAGTTATACCGGTCAGAACTTTCTTGGCAGTTGCCCGATGGGACAACTCACACCGAAAGTGAGAAGTTAATCACGATCGTGATAGACGGAACTGATGTTATGTTTGACGATTTCGAGAATAAGAATCAATGGTCATTTGATTGGATTGTAAACGGCAAGAAAACTGTTTTGACCTATGATGTTTCAGAGATTGCTGACATTATGAAAGTGAATGAGGACACTGTTCTCGCTTTCCAGAATGACTATTTCACGGGCGAATTTAAAACACCCGATACGCACATCACAAACATCTTTCCTGCGCTTGAATGGAACGGCAATGTGTTGAAAGGTTCATTCTTTGTGAATGAGACAGAGTGGAGTGCGTTCAATTACTCACAACTTCGCACCTGCTATGGTACGGCACAAGGTGATTTCAGAATCACTTGGACTTTGTATAACGGATGCGACCGCCCTGCTAACGCTATCGATGCAGATAGTATGGGTAACTTTGGCGAGTGTTGGAAGTCTGCGTATCTGACAAAAGAAAATGCGGATTCATTTATTCTTGATGTAGATTCACTAGCTGATGTTGACTATTCGAAACCTGCTCACATCAAGTTTACTGTTCACTTTTTACCGCTTACTGGTAAGGAGTTCAGACTTGAAGCTTATGCAAATCTGAATACAAAGAAAATTAGTTTAACACCTTTCGCTTAATTAACTGTGGGCGTAATTAAGTTTGCGCCCACTTTTTTTAACTTACAAAAAATAAACACAATGACAAAACAAACTGCGGTTGAATGGTTGAATAATGAACTGAGTAAAATATTTTACCTAGAATCAGATTTGGGTTCTGAATTTGAATCTTCTCAAGTTAATTTATGGATGATAAAAATAGTCGCAGAAGCCAAAGCAATGGAGAAGGAGCAGATAGAAGATGCTTATGAAATAGGTTTTGCTGACGCTTGGGATGATGCAAAATATGATGATGAGCCAAAATATGCAGGTTCGGAACAATACTACATCCAAACATACGGAGGTGACAAATGAAAAAAACAGATATGGTACATAGTTTTATGGCAGCAATGCCAAACAGTACGGCCTTTGAATTTCAAGCGAACAGAGTACAATATGAAGAAGGATTTACAAGATTTTATATTGAAGAAGCAGACGGCACAATGCGACTAATGGCGCACGTTCCAAATGATTATTATATTCAAAGACTTTCATCACTATGAGAAATATAAACCAGACACACATAGTTATATTCATCTCAGTTATCCTATTAACTGTTTTCTTCATTCTTCTTTCAAATCGAAAGCGTGAAGATTCGTCACCACTTCAAATCGAAATAGAGAAACTCCAAAAGAAAATAGACAAGCAAGATAGAATGATTCACGATGCACTTATTGACATTAAAATGATGCGCGATACCGTATACTATTACGAATCAAAGAAACCGATTATCACTAACAATTATTTCAAAAATGAGAAAGTCATACTTACTTCTAATGATAGTATTAATGCTATCATTCGCGAATCAAATCAGCGCGAGTTCGAGCGTCGATACTTTAAAGGTCGATACACTCCAACTAAATAAAGACCAAGCCTTCAACCTTTGTTACTATTCACTAGAGTATTGGTGGGAGTATGCGAAGCTTCAAGATTCAATTATGATTCAGAAAGATTCTATGTTGAAGAAGTACGTTGATATCACGGGCATCCAAGCCCAGAAGCAGGATGATATCGAAAGCATTTACAACCTAAAGAAGCAGATTGAAATAGATCAACAGACAAAGGTGTTGAATGACGAAATTGATAGAAAAAAGAAATGGCGAAAGCGGACATTTGTAGTGTCTGCAATCGCCATTCTGGAAGGTGTGATAATTTATCTTATCGTATCAATTTAACCCCATCAACTGCTCATTCTCACTAATCAATTCAAAGTCATAAAAGTAGGCTTCGCTGCCTTCCATTGATACAATGTATATTATCATTCCCTTGCGGATGATAAAGCCAGTTACAAAGCGTAACCGACTGTCAACATCTGACCGACAGTAGACAATATCGCCAATGCGATAACGTACTTTGAGATTCAAATCTATCATCATAAGATTTTTCCTTCGTGTATTCTGAAATTCTGCACGTTGAAACCTTCACTACCACGCTTTGTTATGATGGCGAAGCCGTGGTTGTATTTCGCAAATGGTGCGTACTCTGGTGTTAATTCACTCAAACACCCAACGCTCCAACACGTAGTCAACTTTCCATTAATATCCTTCTCCGTATGCTCACTTGTTTGGTGTGAGTGTCCACAAATAGCAGACGATTTAGCCCTCATATAAAGACCTCTTGCAACGTTCACGGGTGAGAATGTTGACTTGCCAAATTCGTGACCGTGTACCACCGCTAAAGAGTTAATACGTGCCAACTGTTTGCCGTGAATAATATCTATTCCAAACTTGTCAAAGCCTAGTAGATTGCTCAACTCGAAATCTTCAATGCCATCTAGCGCACTTGCATTCTTTCTGATGTATCTCTCGTAGCGTTCCTCGTGGTTACCCATCTTCGCGTATATTCTTGCTTTAGGAAACTTGAAACGCAGGAATGAAAAGAATTGTTTTGTCAACTGAATCTCTGATCTAAATGAACGCTTTGTTCTGTCCTTCTCAAAACTGCTAATTTCATAACAATCGATAAAGTCACCGCCCAATAAAATAGTGTCGCAGTTCTGCTTCACACCGTAGTCGATTGCCAGATGCAAAGCTTTGATGTCGTGATATGGAATGTGAACATCGAACAAGGCAAGAACCTTTCTACCTTCAATATCGATAATGCTTTTTTCTTTTGTGTCTGACTTAGGCAAGTGATGAGCCACTGGTATTGATTCATCAAACTTCTTCGGATTGTTTTTGTTTGTAACGTGACGGTGATACTTTGAAGCAATGTTGCCTAGAGTCGTGTTGTACTTCTTGGCTAATCTTCTTTTGAAGTCTGTAATCTTTTCGCCTTCAAGTTGGATTTCAATCTTGAAAACTTCTTCCCATTTTGGAGTGTTAGTCATTGTGTAATTATTAAGTAAGTAAAAAAGAAAAGGGACAACTGCCCCTTTAGATATTTTTATATTCCGATTTCGCGTCGAATGATGGACAAGCTTTTGCCACATTTGGAAAGTCTTTATGTCCTTGAATTATCGCGTTAGGAAACATAGTCTTTAATGCTTTTAATCTTGTCATTAGTTGGCGTTTCTGCGCATCCGTTCTATTGTCTGCTGCCTTCCCTAACTTGTTCACGCCGCCGATATAACACACATTGATGATTGACTTATTCCATCCTTTCACACCATTCGAAGGTTGAGCGATTGAAAGTAGTTGTGTTTCCTTTCCGTCCGCTTCAATGATGTAATGATAACCAGGGGACTTCCATCCTAAGTTCTGCTTCCAATAGCGTTGTATTGCTTCGACTTTTGCATCTTGTCCCGTAGCACTGCAATGAACTACTATGTGTGTTATTGTTCTCATTCGTTGTCTATTTGAAATTGTCCTTTCTCGTCAAATGATTGTAACCTTTTCAGTATCCACTTGGGCAATAAGTCAGGCTTAATTGCTCCGATATTTTCAACGATACTAATTGCTTCACGAACTAAAAGAGCCGCATAGCATAGTTCTTCTACCCACAAAAATAGTGACTTAGTTATTTCGTTGGTGCTGAAGTTTGTTAGATTGTGCACAACTATCAAGAAGAACGCATAGAGTACACTTTTGATAATCATACCACCAAACCGCGAACTACTTAGAACACTATACTTCCAAGCCTTCCAAATACCTAGCATTGTGTCTATCGCAATCATTATGACCAGATAGATTAAGAAAGACCAATCATCAAAGAAATAAGTATTGAAAAACGCTGCCAAGCTAGACCAACTGATGGCAATCAATAGCGGCATTTTCATTTTAAGTAAGTCAAGATATGGATAAAATATGGATAGCGAATCATCTCTCATAGCACACTAGTTTTTCTTTTTATCAGCTATGAATTTTTTGAGTTTAGCTTCAACCTCCTTGCGGATAGCCTTGCCTCTTTTCTTTTTATCGCCACCACTTGCAGTCGTAGTTGTTATCATATGGGAAATTTTTTCTTGTAGATACTGAATTGCCAGTGCTGAATACCATCTTGCCCCTGCCGTAAACATTCTTGACTGGAGTGGTATCGGGAAATGAATTGGATGAATATTCAGGGAATGAATTGTTATTGTGACAAAGATAGTCAACCATTTTTTTAGTATAGTGCAAAGCCTTTCCTCTTGCATCGTCTATTAATCTATCAAGTTCACTTTGTGCTATAACTTCTGAATCTTCACTTGTGCGTTTCACTAACGATCCATTGTCTTGACGGTAATACATAGCAGGTAGAAGTTCGACCATTACGAACCATACTAACGCTTTGCGTATGTAATCGTTTCGAAGTGTCAAGTACACACCCGTTATCGATGCATCTGCGCTATCATCTTTGATTTTTTCCCACAAGTCAGTACCTAAATACTGCTCTATGTGTAAGTCCTGCGCCAAATAGATAGCTGCATAGATGCGATTAGAATCAACCGCACCGTTTACGTTGGTGTACTTCTTAACGTAGTTCTCGTCTATGATACAAATCTCTGCCATTAGTCTATGTTTTTAAGTGAGCCGCGATTCGGGGTGTTTATTGGTCTTATTGATTCTTTGCCTTTTGGCTTCAAGAAATCTAGTCCACTATCCTTTACACGCTCGTCATTTTTAAGTCCGTTGTTTGGTAAAAATTTACCGTCCTTTCTTTTTCTAAAGTAGATTCTTCTGAGCCAAGAATGGTGACAGTATGCGCCACCTTTCCAAGTGAATATGTCGTAGGTGCTTTGACCTTCTGCTGCGAACTCACCGTTCACTCCATTACTACTCATATCTGCGATGTCCTCGTATCTGAACACTCTACCATTTGAACTATCTCCTACCATCTGTTTGCAGAACCTGCGTGAGTTTGCGCTAATGTTTTCAGAGTATTTGTAACGTAACTTGTACAAACCACTATCTCCCCATTCACTCGCTTCATTCGCATTTGCATAAGAACCATAAGCCATATTAACGTTCTTCAGTCCTTTGAAATATTCAAGTTCGTCTGCACTACCTCCTGCTTCTTCTTCACTCATCAACTCCCATTCTTCCTCGTCTATTATCTCGCCAAGGTGAGATAACTTATTTAGCCACTTGTCTTCTTCTTCAACCGTGAACTCTGGTGCTTCCTTCGTGCAGCAAACTTCAGTTGCTACTTTTTTTTTTAGGTGAATCGATAACTCTGCCGCTATTGGATTGAAAAAAGATGTTACAACTTCACTTGGCAATCCTATAAATTCAGTTAAGAAGATAGACGCTTGTTGCTCTGTCAATTTACCTTCTTGAACCTTTGCGATAATGTCAATAGCTGACATCATTTTAGCATTGTCTACGCCTATTTCAGCGTCTGTCTGTTCTTGATTATTGCCTACAATGATAACCGCACTCGATGAGTTAGCCGCTTGTAGTATTTCTTCAACTGAATCTGTGATAAGTCTTTGTGATGGTTGGATAACCTGCTCATCAAATATCTTGAGAGCCGCTTCCATTTCATCTTTATTCGAACCCAGTCCACCGCCCTCACGAATACCAAAAAGAAGTGGAGAAGTGACACGGTGTGCAATCATTATGTGACGAGTGCAAGTGTCTTCAAGATATTGATATTGTTTGTCTGCGTCTGTGATTGGAAACGGAGTGAACTCCGCTGCTCTATCTCTGTTCTCATTGAACATTAAGATGAACTTACCTGCGTTGACTGCTCCGCTAATATTGCGCTCAATGTCATTGCGTACAATGTCCATTTCTTCCTGCGTCTCTGGCACTCCATTGTTCATCGAAACAACCATAGAAGGGAATAGACCGTTCTGAATATTGTTAACGTGAAAGAGTGCTATCTGTCTGCTCAACTCGATGTAGTTCAGCGAAGAAATATAGTCAGGCTTACCGTAATAGTTAGCAGTCGAACTGTTCTTGAAACAGAAGTATGCTTGTCTAGGACTGTCTTTTTTGTTAGCTTCTGAATATAGCGGAATGAATCTAGGAGCGTTTCTTTTACGCTTCAAATTTGCCCAATCATTCGAATACCACACACCATTTACATCTCCATTCTCACGGTTGATTCCGATTCTGCAATTCTCAAAAGGCAAATGTTCAACAGATGACAACTCACCGCCCAATGTCCACAACACCTGCCAAAAGAAACCCCCGTGAAGTTCTAGATCAATAGAAGTATTGTCTGTCAACCTATCAAATCCAAGTGATTTAATGAGCGAAGCAGTACCAACATCTTTCGAAGTGATACCTTTACCTGCAATCATTTGTGAGATTGACCGGATAAGACTTCCGTGTACTGGTGATTGGTCTGCAAGTTCGATGCAGTATTGTGGAAATCCATTTCTGTCACCGTAGTCAACCCATCCTTTTGAGGATTCTTTTTCATCGCTTGACACTTGCGTGTAGTTAGATGAAAGCTTGATTGATGTGGTGTTATTAATCAATGATGATATCATTTGCTGATGTTGTTTCGATAACGTCATAATATGAACCGCTATCTGTAAGTTCTAAGTAACCAATCTCCACTATGCCTACTACCGAAGCATCTTCTTCATCTGTATTTGTGGACGAATTTTGTCCATAAACGACATATCTATATCTACCTGCTTGTGTAAGTGTGACAGTTGTAACTACGATTCGAGTGTATCCGCTGCCATCTGTAACGATAGTGGGAACTTGATTCAACTTGTCTCCAGTCTCACTATTTTCTTCACGAATTATTGAGAGCATATAATGCGTAAAGTCAGGCAATGTATAACGCCCTTCGTAAAGTGACAGATACAATGTCTGACTTGCAGTATTCGGTAAAAGATATACCATATAAGAACAATATAAAATAGTGGGTAAATCTTCCAACTTACCCACTATTAGTTAAGAATTAATCCTCAATCGTGATAGTGCCAAATGTAGCATTATCGAAAGGAACAGTAGTATAATTCTCCAAACGTGGAGCGCGATATCTGTCCTCTGCTGAAAGAGTCAAAGTGTAACCATTCAAGTCACCTTTTGCAGCACCCGTTGAGCCGTTACCACCGCTAACAAGTACACCTTCCTGCGCACCTACCATCCAAATATTTCTGTTTGCATCTTCAACGAAAACAACCCAACGACCATAAGCCAAGTTTTGAAGTTCTTGCTGAGCAGTATGAGAAAGTTCTTTCAATGAAGCAGAGATAGTTGATGTCCAAAACACAGAACCAGTATCAAGGTTTGCAGTTGTTTCTTCAACCCAATTTCCCGTGTTACGGTGTGGCACATATTTGTAGATAGTCATTGTAGGCAATACCTCAACTTGACCGCTAGTAGCGTCGTAAGCTACACCTGCTACTACATCTTCCCAATCAGCAAAATAAAGAGCCTTCACTCCACCGATTGTATCGTTACATCCAAGACCAAAACCTCTAGTTAAATTACACATAGTATTTTTTTTTTAATAAAAAAACGGATGGGTGTTTAACGCCCACCCGTTCTTTAAGTTATTATTTCAATTATGGATTAACGTAACCCAAAGAGATATCTGCACCGAATCCGATAGCAGTACCTGCTCTGTAACGCATTGCAATACGCACGTTGTCTGAACCGTCAGTCATTGACATATCAATCACTTTCGCCTCGTTCAAGTCGCTCAATAGATCAGTACCAAAGAACAAATTGTCAGCTTCAGCAGCGACCATTGTTGCATCTGGAATACCTGGGCAAACATAGATTTCATATCCATCAACTAGCACTGGTGCTTCACCCGTTGCGTTGTATGTGAACTGATAACCAAGTGTATTGATTGCTTGACGGTAGAACTGAGCAGTTTTGCGGTTAACGTAAAGCTTCACAGTGTCTGTCTTACCAATCAATGTAGATGGCAAAGCAGCCAATACTGATTGCATTTGCGCGATAACGTTTGATGCAGAAGTAGCAGCAGAGAAGTCAACGTCAGGAGTACCTGATTTCGCGTTGTCAATCAAGCGAAGAAGACCAGTGAACGCACTGTAAGTTGGTGTTGAATTTGAAGACGCAGCATCAAAGTTACCCTGCCACAAGTTGAACTCGATAGCCTCTCCAACTTTTGCAGCAATGTGAGCCAACATAAAGTCAGCGAACTCAACTGGTACTTGGTCATTGATGAATCCTGCACCCGTGTTGTAAGCTTCCCAATCTTGAACGAATTGCTTTTTGCAAAGTTCAACATTAGTGTTCAAGTCAGTTGTAGTAAGTACTGTCTCAGCTAGAGTAACAGAACCTGCGACTGTAAAGTCACAAGTAGCAGCTACTACCAATCCGCTAGATGATAGCTTCTTGATAACCGCTTTGTACTTTACGTTTTCTTTGATAGCGATGTAGCCATTTGCTAGAGTATCGCCCGATAGAATAGCAGCTTGGATATACGGAAGTGCTAATTCACCTGCGTATGAAGAACTGCTAATAGTTAATGATGTAGCCATTTCTTATTATTTTTTTAGTGACATAATCTTGCTTAAGATTCTGTCGTTTTTAGTTTGTTTTTTTGAAAAATTTACTGCTGAGATTTCAGCCGCAGGTGTTTCACTTTTGATAGATACTGCCCCTGCTTTTTTTGACAATTCAGTAGCCTTAGCCGTTGCGATAGTAAGGTCAGTTTTAACCGCTGACAATTCTTCTGTAACTGCTGACAACTGCGTGTCACGTTCTGCTAGTTGATTCTTGATAGATGTCAACTGCTCATCCATTGCTGCGATAACCGCTGCGATGTCTGCACTCATTTCTTCTTCTGCTACTTCCGCTTCTTTCATTTCAGTAATGAAGCCGCCAACGGTAACTATAACTGAACCGTTGTCAAGCGTATGCTCTCCATCTGGTGCAGGTTGTGGGTTACCCTCAGCATCGATAACGTAAAGTTCTGCTCCTACTTCAAACGAGTCACTAGGTGTAGCCACCACCGTACCATCTGTAAGAGTTCCCTCCATCGACATCTTAACTTCAACTACTTCAGAAAGCGAAATGCCTTTGATGTTGTGCTTCTTTAGAATAGCACTCAATGTTTCTATTACTTTCATTTTGTATATTGATTTACACCCAATAATATATCGAGCGAAAACCATTAGACAAATATTTATTAACAGTAAAAGAAAAGCCCGTCACTCATTAGCAACGGGCTTCCCTAACCTTAACAAAAACACATTAACACAATGAACACAAAACACAATAATCTTATAGCGAAGATAGGTAGTTATCTATTTCATTCGCCCAATTTTCTCTTATTTCTCCTCGTGACATTTCAACACCCACCTCATTAAAGAATCCTTCAATCGAGAATCCTTTAATCTTGCCTTCTTTCACTTGCTGCCACACTTCTTCATTGTCAACTTTAACACCAACAAACCAAGTTCCGTTCGGCAGTTCAAATCCTAAGCCTACCGACTTATCACTCTCGCCTTCTTTCAACCACGATTCAACAACAGTTAAACCAGTCACGGCAAAAGTATGCTCAACCGTGTGGTTGTGTTGCAGATTCTTTAGCAAGAAATTGTGCGCTACCTTCTCAATTAGTTTAGAAGTGAACTGAGCGTAGTATGGCGTTCCGTCACCGTCTTCTCTGTAGATCAATTTATCGGGAATGAGTGCCGCACCGTACACCATCTTTCTTTCCTCTTGGATGTCAGATAGCTTTACTTTCTTCTCTTTGGAGAGCGCGATAAAGTCTACTTCGATAGCAGGAAATTCAACTAGTGAAATTGCTTGGACACCCAAGAAACCTTCCTCGTCGATGTCGTATTGTCTTACTTCTTTTTTCATATTATAAAACTGTTTGGTCTTTAACTTTTTGATTCGCTTCCATTGCAGATGACACGTTACTACTTAGCACATATGCTTGTACTGCGCCCGTCTGTGCAGGTCTATTATTTAGGAATGATGTGTTGAGTGGGTTGAAAGCAGGTGTGACAGAAGTCATTGAACCACTACCACCACCGCCACCAAGTGAACCGCCACCGCTACTCATTGAACCACCACCACCACCGCCACCTGCTGAACTACTATTGAATTGAGTCTTGGATATTTTAACCACATTCGCAAGACCCATCGCAAGTGATATACCTGCCTTGACATAATTCGCTCCCGTTATCGCATCTTGCGGTACTGCTAATTGAGCGTTCACTGCTTGATACGTTGACATAATTGCCTGAGCAAGTGACAAGGCTTTGTTTATTTGGAACGCTCTTTTAGCTGACTTCTCAGAACCATTAGCAAACGCATCGTTTAATGCCATCAATGAGCCAACCGCATCCGAAGCTAATTGTACTTGTGTTGCATATTTTTCTTTTTGTAATAACTTATTGGCTTCAACTTCTTCTTTTGATAGTTTAAGTTGTGTTCCGTGCCACTCTTTAAGTATTGGTTCTGTTGTCTTGATACTATTTACAAGTGCATCAACTTCAGTTTTATTTTTGTTATCAAGAAAAGTATTAAGTTCCTTTCTCGACCATTCATAATACTCATTGTCTGACTTTTTCTTTTCTGCTTGTATTTCTTCGTCAGATTTTTTTTTCTCCTTATTTGTTTTTTTGTGAGATTCTTCCGTTTTCTTTTTGGCTTCAACTTCTTTTTCAGCACCAGTAACAACTGCTTGTGCCGCTATACCTTCAAGATATGCAATATTTTTTAGAGACTTTTCAAGTTGCAAAGCAGCTGCACCTGCATTATCAGTTCCGTTAATCCATTCAGATATTGCTTGGTTTGTCTCTTTAAATAATGTTTGTGAATTGTCTCTCGCATCCTCAACCGCTTCCGCAAAATCTTCAGCAGACATTCGCGCCTTAGCATCATTAACCGCACGTTCTGCGGCTAATTTTTTAGCATACTCCGCTTCCAATAAACTTTTTGCCGCATTTGCTTTTGCTTCCTCAGTAATCTTTTTAATCAATGCAGATTTTGCAGCAGTTAACGCATCCGTATTATCAATATCCCCTTTGATATTTTTAAAATACTCTGGGTACATTTCGGACAATAGTGTTAAGGCTTTTCTTCTTTCTTTTTCAGATAGCGTATGATCTGTGACTGTTGCCGTTAATACTTCAATTTGAGCGATTGACTTTGATTGCTCTTTGTACTGAGCATCCATTGCGCTATTCAAGTCGTTTGTAAGTTCAGCCATTCGTGCTATTTCGCCCGAAGCATCCCTTACCCACGCTTTTAAATCTTTAAAGTTGTAAGCTATTGCAGTTATAACACCTGCCAACAATAAGAACGGATTTGAAGCAATAGCAACCGCAAGTTGAGCCATTGCGGCAATCATACCGCCAATACCCGATATCATTTCTTTGAAAGAAACACCTTTCACACTTGTTGCTAATCCTTTGACAGAGCTTGTAACCCCATCAAAATCCATATTGAACAAGCGTTCTTTTAAAAGTCCTGCATTGTTTTGCAGTTTTTCAAAAGCAGAACCTGCGTTAGCGTTCATCGCTTCCGCAGCATCATTCATTTTGTCTTTTACCTCACCGACTTGTACGGCTAATTCAGCAAATTTTGCAGAGTTAGGGTCGAGTGTGGCAAGTTCTTTTTTAAGAATGCGAAGTTGTGCCGTTAGATTTTCTACGCCATTACTTGCCGACGATACATTGCCTTCTGCCATTATATTACTGCTTTAATGATAATATAAACAATGACTAGAATTGGACAGATTTGCAATGTCCACTTAAGTGCATTGAACTTCGCTTTACTTTTTAAGTGGTGCTTTCCTTCCGCTACTTTTGAGCAGTCAGTTTCTCCACTTATTCCTTGCTTGTGCATCTCAAACATAATGTTCAAGTTATCGTGCAGTTGGTCTATTCTTATCATTTGATTTGTGTGTATTTTAGTATAGCACTTATCTCAACAGTGTATGGATAACCACTACCACCACTCATTCCGATTTGAAGTCTATGTTGCGCAGTATCTGTTGACACATCAACTGAACCTGCAAGTGTATTCAAACTTCCAATCTGCGTGATGGTAGTGATAGCACTAACTGCCGCAGTCGTGTTCTTGTAGATGTGAAAAGAGAACACTGCGCTATGTTTGGTTGATGCGTTCTGCGACATTACAACCGACAGTTCACAAAGCCACATAGTGCCGTTGTCAAGATTCAATCTATCAACACCGTTCAACTTTATTTCAACCTTGTCACCCGTAGCAGCATACGTTCCTGCCCCACTAAATGACAATAGACCGCCTTGTGATTTTCCCAAAGATGGGTTGACACCAAAGTGAACACCTCTATATTTTGCGTCAACACCTTGACCAACCACCAACGAACCGCTAGCTGCCGACACAACACGGTTGAAGTCACCCAACACCTGCGAATCATTCACGCCAATCTCTACGACGTTACCGTTACCTCTTACTGTCGGTTGGCTGACCGCTTCAAAGGATCTGTTACTTACTTGCGAAGGTCTGTCACCACCACCAAAAGCGTAGCACTTGTCCACGTTTGCGTTCCAAGTGTAACCATACAACTCGCAGCAAGATTGCGAACCATCTAAGCCCGTATCAACACCATCAGTAAATAGTATTTGTCCATCTTCTGCTGATGCGTTAGGTGTAAATCCACACGCCTCTGGTATGTCTATAATCTTAATTAACTTACACTTGCTACTTACTCGCTGCCCTACGACATAATCACTAATCTCTAGCACTCTCCAATAGCTATCCTTAACAAATATCACATCGTTGAATTGAATTGATTTATAGTCATTCAAATCGAGCGTGAAGTATGCCTCCATTATTCTTGACTGCTCGTCATAAATCTCATTATAATACCTGCGCCAAAAACGATTGAACAAGTTGTTAACGGGAAATGCCGTGTATGCTTGTAGGTATGTTTCGGGCGCAAAGTTTAGGTCGTTGCTATCGACATCTGGAATTATAACATCTGAATGACTAAATGAAAATATAGGTGTTAACACCCCTTCTTCTGCAACCTCGTCGTACACTGCTATTGATGGTTCAAGTTCTGACACATACAAACACCTCGCACCTGCGTTCACGAATGCACCTTGACTGTCCACAAATTTTGGAATGGGTATGGCAGTATTAGCAACCTCATTGAGTGGTGTGCTAGAAAAACCTAACTCCATCACTTCCTCTCCAGTTGCAAAATCGTTATTCGTTTGGTATAATTCATAATCTCCAAACACCCTCTTTCCAATCGTGACAAATAGCTGAGATAAGTATTCGTTACCTGCCTTGTATGTCCATCTAAATTTCTTTTTTTGCTCATCAACTGGAGCGTATAACACTACGTCTTTTTCATAGTCTAGTTTCTTTGTCCAATCCGCAGAACCGCCACTCTGCAAGTAGTCATCCATTGTCTCGATGATTACGTGAGTTGGATTGTTCTCATCGGGAATAATAACGAGGTTGTGCATCTTAACCATATCGCGGACAAGTTCTGCTTGACCATAATCGGGAGCGTTCAATGCTGCGTCAAATGTTCCTTCTTGAAGTATTACTCCGCTATTAGTAGCAAGTAATTTAAAACCGCTACCATAACTTACTACGTGGTCGTCCCATTGGTAACTTACACCAGTTGACGGATTAGTGTAATTATATTTATTGAGTTTAAACTTCATTGCCACACGTTGATTGTAAGCCAATGTAAGTGTGGGTGTAAAATAGTATTCATTTGGATACCAATACTCAGGAGCAAACGTACCCCATAGCGCAGCTCCCGTATCTACATCGTAAAGACTAACGCTGCAAAAATTGTTGCCAATGTTATTCGTTGTCCAATCGTCTAGGTATGTTCCGAATTTAATACCGAATTGAAATGATGCTGCGTAAGGTGCAGTAAATACAAAGTTAGCATCCACGTTGCCACCGTTGTCAGCATACTCAACAGTTGGTATATCGGTAAGTAAATATGTACCCTCAGATAAATTCGTCGCGTCATCAGCCGCTAAATCAAAATAAGCGACATCAGTTGTCTCAACCGTCTTGATGTCCTTGCCCGTGATAAACGGCATATAGTAGCGTTGAATAATTGTTTCAAGTGATGACGATTCGTAAGTGAATCCTGCATCACTAAACACCTCATCGAATAACCATTT